GCCGTAGTCTTCCCCATAGCCCTCAAGCCCGTGACGTGGGCGGTCATGGTTGAGATACCAAGACAGAGCCAGTGTGTCCACCAGCTTTGCCTTGACCTTGATGCCGAGCAGCTTTTCCACTACGGGGATGTCAAAGCGGATGATGTTGTGGCCTACCAAGGTGTCTGCCTCAGTGAGCAACAAAGCCATCATAAACTGGTCGTGCGTATATTGGACTACGCCATTCTTGTCCATCCAAGAGAGGACGTGGATTTTGGTGGCCTCTTCTAGGAGGCCATCCGTTTCAATGTCGAAGATAATCATGTTTTCCCTTTCTTCTTAAATAGCGAATTGCCATTTCCAAACCTTCGATTGTGTCCCCTAAGTGACCAATGCTCAAGTTGCAGTGGTGACAAATCCAGCCACGAAAAGTCTCCGTCTCATAGCAATGATCTAAAACAAGTCTATTCACCGTACTCCCGCAACACTGACAAGACTGGGGCTTTAAGGGGGCGGTCTCTCTGATCTTGTTTGCAACCTTGTTATTATACTTTTGACAATCCTTACAGCTAGTGCTTCTACAATCCCTATGATCCCCCGTAGCCCTCCTGTAAAGGCGGAAAGCAGTCTTGGGCTTTTCTTTATTGCAATGACGACAGGTTATTGTAGGAGAGTCTTCGGGGTAAAAGACTTCTCCATCAAACAAATCCTCTTGCACTACGCAAGCTCCTTCAGGATAAACGTCTTAGCATCGAAGCGCATTCTACCAGCATGTCCTACCTCAGCGCAAGGTCTATTTTTCTCCACCGTCAAGAAAGTTGTGTTACGGTCTTCCTCTTGCTCTGCATCTTTGTTACGGCTGAGGTTGACGATAACAGAGGCACGCTGGGCAATCATCTTACAATACTTGGGGTCCCCATTATCGTTGGTGTGCGCAATGGTGACGATGCCTACGTTAAGCTCTGCTGCCAGCTTGGACAACCGTACAGACAGGTCAGCAAGGATTTGCTCTTTGCCATCCTCTGTGAGGCCAGCGACGACATCTTGGATAGGCTCAAAGAAGATGAACTTACAGCCACACGCCTCACGGAAGAAGCGGATTTGCTCGATAAGCTCATCAGCACCCTGACCGTCTGGCAGGTAGAACTGGTAGAAGTTCTCTTCCTTGGTAAGGTCCACAATGGCCTCTTCCACCAGAGGGGCTGTCTCTTCGTCAATCAGGTCACGTCGAGTGACGTTGCCGCCCATATGGTAGGACACCAGACCTAGAAGGGAACGCAGCTTGGTTTCTTCAAGGTGCCAAGTCGCAAAGGGAACTTTCCGCTGAAGGAGGTTGTACTCAAGGTAGCGCATCACCTCCGTCTTTCCCACGCCAGTAGGGGCCTTGATAACCGTGAAGTGACCCTGCATCAGGCCCATGATTTTGTCGTCAAGGGCTTGGATGCCAGTGGGGACATACTGGTGTTCAGGGGTGTCACGGTACAGGCTAAGGAACTGGTCGCTGGTGTTAAGGATGTTCTCAGGTACGAACTTCTTTGCACCATACCATGCGTTCTTGAATGCCTGTGCCTGACGAGCCTCAAGGAACTCATTGGCGTCCTTGTACTTGTCGTGCGGTACACGGTAGACCTTGTTGGGGAACAGGTTGGACATTTTTGCAGCAATGGCATTGCCAGCCTCATCATTGTCCACCGACAGGATGATTTTCTCGAAGCTGTCCAGCCATGAGCTACACTTCTCCCACAGGGCCTTTGAAGGGGTAGCGGAAGGCAGGGAGACTACAGGGTTGGTGTAGTTGCCCTTGAGCATCTGGTAGGCAGACATAGCATCCACCTCGCCTTCGGTCACAGTGACGAACCGAGCGGAGCCAGCATTCCAGAGGTTCATGCCGAACAACTCATCGGAGCGCAGACCTTCGGTGCTGAATGCCTTCGGGTAGTAGCGAATCTTTTTCCCACCAGAGGGGTAGACGTACTCCTGCTTCACAGGGCCATCTGCGTCGGAGTAGGTCTTGACGCCGTAAAACTCCATCGTGTCTCGGGTGATACCACGACTTGCTACAAAACCACCATTGCCAACTTGCAGGTTGGTGGCTGGTCGAATGTTCTTGGGTACATAGTTCATGTCTTTGTCCAGTGGCTTGAGTGGGTACGTCTGTCTAACGTCTTCAGGGTAGGCCACACCCTTTGCGGGGTAGGGCTGATTGCAGCTATGGCACTGCCCCACCATCTTCTCTGTGTTGTAGCTGAACGCATCAGAACTGCTACAGCTAGGGTGGGGACAGGGCTGGTGAGAGATTTCCGGCATCTTAGTAGTTCCCGTACTTGAGGTCGTCAATGTCCATTGCATCACTTGCTGTGATGGTGCCATCCACCTTCAGGATTTGGAAGGTAGCACCGTCACCATACTCTGGATGCTCTACAAAGACAAGCCCATTATGGACAGCAAGAGGGTAGATGCTCTCTTCCTCACCCCGGTAGGTGCCTGTCAGGAACAGCTTCATGCGCTGCTCTTTCGTCCACTGAACCTGCTCTTCCCAAGGAGTGTCCTGTAGTGCGATAGCAGCCTTTGCTTGCTCTACAACAAGTTCGTAGCCTTCAGCGTCTCGGATATGTCCGTAGGCTGATTCTTCGTTGTAGGCATCCTGTGCGTCGTAGTAGCCAATAGTACCGACTTCATGCTTGTCGATGTTTGCTTTCAGTGTGTCGAGCTTAGTAGTCATTCTCTTGTCCTCTGTAATTCTGTAGTATGGTATAGGCCCTAAGTTGCCCTAGGGTAAAGGGGCTAATTTACAATTCGATAGCTTCTTTCAGCTTTTCCCTGATTCTGTTGTCAATTTGCAACACCCTCTGCTTGGTGATGTTGTACTTCTCGCCAACCTCGACCAGCGTAGCCTCATCAGGGCCATACCGCATCAGGAAGATTTCATAGTCACGCTCAGACAGGATGCCCTTCATCATGGCCTGAACCTGCTGCACCCACAGGAAAGCCTCTGTCTCCCCTTGGTAAACAACCTCATCACCCTCTAGGAGGGCCGTAGAAGCCCCTAGAGCGGTCTTGAGACTGTTGTAGGTATCCTCGGTCATGTACTCTGTTACAGGGGCCTCTGAGCCGCTTCTGATAGCCTTTGCATTCTCCCTCGTTTCAGAAGAGGGGGCTATGCTCAAGGGACCTTGGCGAAGCGAGATAAAGTCCTGCATACGTTTGCGTGCATTGGTACGCATAGTGTCAGGGTGATTGTTACCCCGAGCCTCTGCTTCCAGCATTGCTATCATGCCTTCCTGCATCAGGTCATCGGTTAGCTCATGCCGCCGGAAGCTAAGTGCTAACTTCCGGCATACGTTCATCTTCTCTTCGGTGTTCACTTTGTTCCTCGGTTTCTGTAAAAAGTATCCACAGCTTCGCATAGATGGTCCGCTTGGTCAATGATACGAGCAGCAGCATCAGAGCTTGGGTCAGAGTTGGACTTACAATCATCGAGCATGGCAGTTGCATCATCAATGATTTCCTTGAGGCAGTGTTCAATATCGTCCATAGGGGCTATCCTTTCTATAGGGGGCTATATTTAAGAGAGGGGGGTACTTTTGTGCAGGGGGGTCCATTTCTGGATAAGGTGAGGCTTGAATGCCTTCCAGCCATCGTCAGTGATAGACCACGCCTTGATAAGGTTAGGGTTCAACTCTGCCTCATGCTCATCCCACTGCTTGAGGGCTGCGACAATGCTAGAGTTCAACGTCATCTTGCGGCTGGTGACAGTGCCATCCTTCTTGGTGAAGGTGACATCTACTATGCCCTGCTTGAGGTCCATCAGCTTGCTCATAACGTCAATCATCGGATTTCCTTTCGTTTGGTATGCAACAAGAATAGTTTCCACTTTCATAACCGTCAACAACAAAATGCAGGACGACAAAAAGTAGTCTGCCCTGTGTCAGAAATGCAACAGTGTAAGCTGTGTGGAGACAGTCAATTTCCCACGGTGGGGTCAATTTCCCACGGTGGGGGTCCGCTCATTTTCCCACGAGGGGGTCATTTTCCCACGGGGGAGGTCACATTTATTTCAAATACCTAAAGTATTCGACTAAAACTTGAGTAAAATTTGATACAAATCCGATGCACGCAAGAAGTGCATCAATATTTATCTAAAATACTTTAGGTTTTGAGTGCATGAGTATTTGAGTAAAATACCCAAAGTATTTAGTACAGATTTGACACAAGTTAGCTATGATTTTCTGCATGGCTGATATGACACGAATTTCCTTGACATGCGCTGAGTGCATACCTTAGCTATGCGTCTGGTGCATGTCAAGCATTATTATTGCATAGCTCGATAAATCGCATTTAGATAGGTGTATCTATCTTAGGTTTACTAGACAGTGTAAACTAGACACCAGAAACATGTTGCGCAAGTTCGGTATCTGACTCTAACGCAAAACGGCGCTGCCCGGTAAATACCCGTTATCAAATTATGCTTTACTCTACCATATCTAAAATTTGATGTATAGCCCCTGAGCCATGATATTATTGCATGGGTCTCATGCAGATTTGCATAGCTTGTTAGGTGTATCAAAATTGAGTCTTCCTATCTAAGGTTGTATCCCTAAAAGGCGAATCCAAATTAAGTCTTTCAACCTTAGGTTGAGCCTCCCGGTACGCAACTTATTCGGGAATCCAAATTTGAGCTTCCTACCTAAGGTTGTACCGCCCCAGACCACTACCTAGACGGGAAAATCCCTGGGCAAACACAACTTTTAGGATAACCCGCCTGGACTAACCCTAGGTAGAAACAGGCCCAGGAATTGGCCTACTCATGGTAGAAATGGCCGTAGAAGGCCCCAGAAAGCCCGTACAGCGGCTTTGACCCTTTTCCGGTATGTTACCCCATAGAAAGCGCCAGCGCAGTTTGTTCTCTGCCTGTTCTCGGCTTGTTCTGGTTTCTGGCGCATAGCAGCCATGCAAAATTGACTGGTGACAATCCTGCCAAAATCCCGTCTTCTGTTCCTGCCAATCACGGCAAGCCCTAGGAAAAGGAAACGACACAATGTCCGCAACCAAAATGAGAGATATGATGACCGCACCAATTTCGGATTGGTCTTTGACCCTTGCAGAAGTGATGCACCAAGCGGATTTGGTGACTTTCAAAATGCAAGCCGCAACACAGTTTGAAGCGATGAACCCGGAAGCAGCCGAAAAATACAAAAAGGGTGCAATGCAGAAAATGACCGCCCTGCGAAAAGCAGTTAAGAAATTGGGCGATGAAGTCAAAGCCCTGTGACCCTTGCGACCCTTCAAAGGGTCGCTTCCATGGCCTAAGCGCTCTTTTGCCTTTTCTCTTCTCCTAGGCAAACTCAGCGTCTTAGGCTTTGCAAGCGACTTGCTTGAAACCCTAGGATAAGGAAAATCCGACAATGAAGAAAATCACGATTGTAAATTCTGCGACTGCTTCCGACTTGGTAGGCATGGGCATTCTGCAAACGACTGAAGCCCGTAAATCGGTTAAGACTGGCTGGCTGACTGTGGCGCAATGGCTGACCCTGCAAGGCTTGAATGCAAGCCATGGGGAACGCATTCTGCTAGGCTTGGAATTGAACAAGATTGCAAAACTGCGTGGCGTCAAACTGCCTGAACAGCGCCCCGGCTTTCCTTGCGCCTATCCTGTGTCGCTCTTGTCTGTGCTTTCTAGTGTGAAGGCTTAGGCTTATGTTTAGCACGCACCAAAGCACCATTGCTGATTTTGCCCTAGGCTCTAACGTCGGCTTGGAACGCACGTTCCGGCTTGTGTTCCTGTCAATCCGTCAACCGTTCCACAGCATGGCAAAGCAAATGCGAGACGTGGATGAAAACGGCTTGCAGTCTCCCTATCTGTTCGGCTGGAAACGTGACGGGTTGGCTTTTGTGCGTGCTAATGCCTCAGCACTACGGGACAAGCTAAAGGCTGTCCCGGCAGGTTATGGTGACGCTGATACCCTGTTGCAGATTGCCAGCGTTCCCGGCTTGGGATTGGTCAAGGCTGGCTTTGTGTTGCAGTTGGCTTGCGGAGCGGTCGGTTGTCTGGATACGCATAACCTTCAACGCTTTGGCCTGAACGCTAATGCGTTCAAATATGGCGCTGGTGCCAGTGACGCATTGAAGCGGAAGAAGGCTTTAGCGTATCTTGACGCATGTTGGCGTGCTGGCGGTTGCGA